CCTGCGGCCCGCACATCGGTGTTGAGCGAGGCGACGAACTCTTCGCTAGGCAGGACGAGGCCGCAATTGGTCAGCACCGACTCGACCAGGACGGCGGCGACGTCGCCACGTGCGAGGCGAGAACGAAGTGCGTCGGCGTCGTTGTACGGAAGCACATCGACGGCCTGCGCGGTGGCACAGGCCTGCGCACGTTGTGCCGCGAGGAGGGGATGCCGGGCTGGCGGACGGTGTACGACTGGTTGGCGGCCGACCCAGACTTCGCCGCAGCGGTCGCGCTCGCGCGCGAAGTAGGCACTGACGCCATCGCGGAGCAGGCCCTCGACCTGATTGACGGAGACCCGCCGCGCGTTGAGGGGCGCATCGATCCGGGCCACGTGCAGTGGCGTCGCGCGCAGGTGGACACCCGCCTCAAGCTGCTCGCCTGCTGGAACCCAAAAAAGTACGGCACCAAGCAGACCGTCGAGGTCGGCAACAAGGACGGCGAGGCCTTCAAGACCGAGAGCAACCCCGCCGAGGTCGCCGCCAATGTCGCAGCCCAGCTGCGTGCCGGGAAGCGCGACGCATGACGTGGCAGGGCATCGCCGCCACCCTAGCGCTGTCGCTCGCGCTGTGGGCGGCCCTACTGGCGCTGGTGCGCTGGCTTGCTTCGTGACATGGATGTTGACGCGCTCGCAGCGCAGGTGGCCAAACTGCCCCCCGAGCAACTGGCCTATGTGGACTGGCAGCGGCGCTGGTGCGAGACTGCGCGGCCGTCACAGATACCGCCAGAGGGCGGTTGGAGCGAGTGCGGTTATCTCGCCGGGCGCGGCTTCGGTAAGACGCGCGTCGGCGCAGAGTGGCTCGCACGGGCGACGTACGAAGACCCGTCGGGCCACCCGGCGTATGTCATCTGCCCGACACTGGGCGACGTCAAGCGCGTGGCCTTTTACGGCGAGAGCGGCCTGATGTCTGTGATCCCACCCGACCTGATTGTGGCCGACAACAAGTCGGACCTGACGATCACCATGCGGAACTGCGCGGGCGGGACCGCGTTGATCCAAGGCTTCAGCGCCGAGAACCCGGAGCGCCTGCGCGGGCCACAGGCTGCGCGTGCGTGGTGTGACGAGCTGGCGGCGTGGCAATACGACGAGGAGACGTGGGACATGATGATGTTCGGCATGCGTCTCGGCGAGAACCCACAGGTGCTGTGGACCACCACGCCCAAGCCCAAGGATATCATCCGCAAGCTGAGCACGGCGCAGCCGGGCCGCGTCATCGTGCGCGGATCCACGTTTGACAACAAGGCCAACTTGCCGACCAGCTTTTTCAAGCAGCTTGAGCAGTACGAGGGCACCACTATCGGGCGACAGGAGCTGCACGGCGAGCTGATCGACCCGGAGGAGGCGGGCATCATCCGCCGCAGCTGGATGCGGCTGTGGCCCGCCAAGAAACCCTTACCCGTGCTGGACTACATCGTGCTCAGCCTCGACACCGCCTTCACCGAAGCGACGTACGACCGGCAGAACGGCGCGGACAGCACGGCCTGCGTCGTGCTGGGCGTCTTCAGCGCGCTTGACCGCGAGAAGAACCGCACCACGAACATCATGCTCCTCGACTGCTGGGCCGACCAGATGGGCATGCCAGATCTGATCAAGCGCACGAAGAAGGAACTGAACGTGGCCTACGGCGACGATCAGGACACGGCCCTGATCAAGCCCATGTTCGGTGGATCGAAGCCCATCACCTCGGGGCGCAAGCCAGACCTGTGCCTGATCGAGGACAAGGGCAGCGGCATCAGCCTGCGCCAGATGCTTGAGCGCGAGGGCATCGAGGCCTACGCCTACAACCCCGGCCGGGCCGACAAGCTGGCACGCCTGCACATGGTGTCACACGTGTTCGCCCGCCGCCGCGTGTGGCTGCCGGAGAGCGACAAGTACCCCGGCCGCCCCCGTACGTGGGTTGAGCCGCTGCTGGCCCAGCTCTGCGCCTTCACCGGCACCGGATCGATCAAGCACGACGATTTTGTTGACGCGACGACGCAGTGCGTCCGCCTCCTGTTGGACAAGGGCCTCGTGTCGATGATCAAAGAGAGCAAGACGGACACCGTGCCGCCGCCGCGAAAGCCCGCCGCCAACCCATACGCCGCATAGGACCGACCCATGAACGAAGACGAGCACGACGAGTACGGCGAGATGGTCGAGTTGCCCGAGGACGACGTTGAGGACACCGAGGACGGTGGTGCCATCGTGCGCATTGAGGAGGAGGAGGCCGCGCGCAGCGAGGACTTCCTTGAGAACCTCGCCGACGTGCTGCCGGATCGGGAACTCAGCGTTCTGGCGTCCAGCCTGATCGAGCTTATCGGGCGCGACAAGGAGGCGCGCAAGAAGCGCGACGAGCAGTACGAGGAGGGCCTGCGCCGCACCGGCCTCGGCGACGACGCGCCCGGCGGCGCGCAGTTCCAAGGCGCGTCGCGCGTCGTGCACCCCATGATGGTCACGGCCACCGTGGACTTTGCGTCGCGCGCGATGAAGGAGTTGTTCCCACCCACGGGCCCGGCGAAGGACTTCATTGTCGGCGAGGTGACGCCCGGCAAGGCCAAGAAGGCCAAGCGTAAGACGGACATGATGAACTGGCAGCTCACGGTCCAGTGCCCCGAGGCACGTTCCGAGATCGAGCAGATGCTGACGCAAGTCCCGCTGGGCGGGGCGCAATACCTCAAGCTGTCGTGGGACAACACCCGCAACCGGCCCGGCTTCCTGTTCGTTGCCATCGACGACATGCTCCTGCCCTACGCCGCCACCAATTTCTACACGGCGCAGCGCAAGACGCACGTGCAGTACATCACGCAGGTGGACTACGAGCAGCGCGTCAAGGCCAAGATGTACTGCGACGTGGACGTCGGTGCCTCAGCGATGGAGCCCGACCCGAACATCGTCCAGAAGGCCAACGACAAAATCGAGGGGCGCGACGCCACCAGCTACAACGAAGACGGCCTGCGCACCGTGTACGAGACGCACGCCATGCTGCGCATCGAGGGCGACACCGAGGCCGAGGGCGAGCTGGCCCCGTACATCGTCACCATCGACAAGACGAGCAGCAAGGTGCTCGCGATTTATCGCAACTGGGATGAGCTAGACGAGAGCCGCGAGGAGCTGGTCTGGTTCATCGAGTTCCCATTCGTCCCGTGGCGCGGCGCGTATCCCATCGGTTTGCCGCACATGATCGGCGGTCTGAGCGCGGCCGCCACCGGCGCGCTGCGCGCCCTGCTGGACAGCGCGCACATCAACAACGTGCCGACGATGCTCAAGCTCAAGGGTGGATCTCGCGGCGGGCAGTCTCTCAACATCCAACCGACGCAGGTCGAGGAGATCGAGGGCGGCCTGAACGTCGATGACGTGCGCAAGCTGGCCATGCCGCTGCCGTTCAATCCACCCTCGCCGGTGCTGTATCAACTGCTGGGGTTCTTGGTGGACGCCGGGCAGAACGTTGTACGCACCACCCTCGACAACATCAGCGACGGCAACCCCAACGTGCCGGTCGGCACCACGCTCGCCAACCTTGAGCAGGGCATGGTTGTGTTCAGCGCGATCCACGCGCGCCTGCACGACGCGATGGCGCGCGTGCTCAAGGTGCTGCACCGCCTCAACGGCATGTACCTCGACGACGAGGAGACGCAGGAAGAGGCGGGCGAGGACATCGCCAAGCGGGCTGATTTTGAGGGGCCGATGGACGTCGTGCCCGTCAGCGACCCGAACATCTTCAGCGAGGCGCAGCGTTTTGCGCAGGTGCAGGCCGTGGCGCAGCGCGCGCAGCTGCTGCCGCAGCTCTACAACCAGCGCAAGATCGAGGAGCGCATCCTCGCCACGCTCAAGATACCCAACCCGGACGAGCTGCTCAACCCGGCGCAGGAGCCGCAGGAACTGAACGCGGTGGCGGAGAACGTGGCGGCCAGCATGGGCAAGCCGGTGACTGCGTTCCCGGAGCAGGACCACATCGCGCACCTCAAGACGCACCTCGCGTTTATGCGGAGCCCGGCCTTCGGCATGAACCCGCTCATCGCCCCGGCATTCCTGCCGGTGATTTTGAAACACATCACGGAGCACATCACCCTCTGGTACGCGAGCAGCGTACTGGATGTGGCCAGCGAGGCTGCGGGCGTGGATATCAGCAAGGACATGAAGCACATCAAGGGCGACCACGAGGCGCGCAGGGCCCTTGACCGGGCGCTGGCCGAGGCGGGGGCGCTGGTGGTCGAGAAGGGGGACGAGGTCTTCGCCAGCATGCCCGACGTCGTCAAGCAGGCGCAGCAGATGGCGCAGCAGTTCGCCGCTCCGCAGCCTATGGACCCGACGCAGGTCGCAATGCAGGCGGCGCAGCTACAGAACCAGACGCAGCAGGCCAAGCTGCAATTGGACGGCCAGCGCGCACAGCAGGACGGGCAGTTCAAGCAAGCCAAACTGCAGGCCGACACGCAGGCGCAGGCCGCCAAGCTGCAGCAGCAGGCGGCCCTGCAGCAACAGAAGGAGCAGGCGGAGGATCAGCGCACCGTGGCCGAGCTTCAGGCGCGCATGCAGATGAACACCGAGGACAACCGCACGGCCATAGATCTGGCCACGGCGGAGATCACCTCGGGCCAGAAGTTTTCGGTCTCAACCGGGACCGGGATAAACCCCAACCCATAAAGGATTACACGTGGCAGAAAACAACGCGAAGAGCGCCGCGCCGAGCGACAAGGTGTCCAAGCTGGCCGGTGAAGCCATCAGCCAGCACAAGAAGATGGCGATGGGCGAGATGCCCAAGGTCACCGGGCCGAAGACCCCCGCGTGAGGATCGAGAGTTTGCTCCAGCGTCTGGAGACGGCGCAGGCAGAGCTTGCGAAAGAGACGCTGGAGCGGCCCACGGGCAAGGATAGCTTCGACTACGGCCGGGCAGTCGGCATGTACGCGGGGCTTGAGATGGCCAAGACTACCCTGATTGAGATGGTGTCCGAGCAAGAGCGCAAGGGCTTCGATCTCTAACCTGCGGAATAGGAGCACACATGCAGGACTATATACTGAACAAAGTGAAGTTTGGTTACGGAAGCGTCGATGAGGCGTTCCCCTTAATCGATCCGGGCGTGGAGCCCTTCGGCTCGCGCGTCATCGTGCAAATCCGTTCAGCCAAGAGCAAGACGGCCGGGGGGATCATCCTGCCCGAGGATACGCAGGAGACGGAGCGCTGGAACACGCAGGCCGCGAAGGTCGTGGCTGTGGGCAGCCTCGCCTTCCACAACCGCAACACGATGGAGCCGTGGCCCGAGGGGTCGTGGTGCGCGGTCGGAGACTTCGTACGCGCGCCCAAATACGGCGGCGACAAGTGGAGCGTGGAAGCGGACGGGAAAGAGGTGCTGTTCGTCATGTTCAACGACCTCGACCTGCTGGGGCGGATCACTGGCGATCCGCTGAGCATG